AATTAGGCAAAATTACTGATAGAATACTGATGGAATATAAATATTTAATAAATAATTTTGCAATAATGTGGCGAATAAGATGGGAAATTTATTATCAAATAAAAATTCCCGATAATTGCCAAGATTTGCAATATTTCAAATAGGCATGGGGGGTAACGAATCACTTGTGATTCGTTAGTGTAAGGGGGGAGGATAAAAAACTCGAAGAGTTTTTTATCCTTTAAGTTCAAATGACTTTGTCATTTGAACTGAATAGCGCTTCCCCCATATGATGGAATAAAATTATTTTATAAATAATTTTGATATAATGTGGGGATTATTCGGGAATTTTTATTTAACTTATTACATTTTCCATGGCACTCCTTACAACTTCTAATTCTTCATCATTTAAAATTTTAGCAGTATAATATAATGATTCATATATTTTAAAATTTGGTATTTCTAAAAATGTTTTAATTAAATTTTCAGGAATACTTTTAACTACTTTGATTTTATTTAAAAGTGCTGTAACAATTACATAAAAGTTGCTTAAACTTTCTAACATTTTTTGATCAAGAATAGGCAAAAGAGCAAAAAGAAAATTATATACATAACCGTCTCGTTCTAATAAATTACCCCAATCAATTAGTCGCATTATTTCTGGATGTTCGAGAAAAAAAACAATATTGCCTCCATTTAAATCTGAATGAACAACACCATCTTTATAAAATTTATATAAACCTGTAAAACAATTTACTATTCCTCTTAATAACTGTTTAATAAAATAAGGTGTAACTAATTTAGAATATTTTTCGAAATTTGTTAAAAAATGTTCAATACTAATACCACCATATTGATAAGTAATTTTAAAATTATACTCAATCATATCATTTTTTTTTTCTTGATTTACATTCGGTATTGCATTTATATTTTCTCGAGTAATATCTTTAGAACTTAACATTTTAACATGATAACTTCCATCTTCATCGATTCTATTTAATGCATCTTCAAATGCAATTAATCTGGCTGCTTCTTCTGGAGTAGCTGTTATTAATTTTGAAACTTTACTATCATTAAGTAGATTATTTATATTTGGTCTTAATACAATACCTTCAAAACCTTGACCAAGAATTTCTACACCACCTTTCATTTTCCGACTTTTCTTTTTCAATTTTGCAATTGGTTTATACCGTATTACACGCCCTTCCAATTCTACTGGTTTATCCAATTTTTGCATATATCCTAAATATGGTCCGTAAATCTTTTTATTGGAACTTTGTGTAGTTTCCCGAAGACTAAATTCTACCTTTTTATTTTTATTATCGGAGCACAATTTTGAAACGGCTTTTCTAGCGGCTGAAGATGGAGTAGAAGATACATAAAGCCCATGTTCATTAGAATTCATAACAACAGTAAAGTGGCGTTTTGAAGATGACATAATTTATATTATATTTTTTTGTGAATGCAATTAGTATTTTTATAACTTATCTAAAATGTATATAATGATTTTGTAAAATTCTAGCTTTTATTTTATTTTTCTCTAATAAATGTTCTAAATTGGAAAGAAAACGGGCGGAAAATATTTGAGATGAATGTAGTGTATTCGACGATATGGGAAATGATGGGTGGGAGGAGCGCAGTTCCCCCATTTACACTAACTAATTACTTATGATTCTTTACCCCTCATACTCTTGTAGCCCCACAATTGCCACATTAGGCAAAATTACTAATAAAATACTTTTGAATATTTTTGCTATAATTCATTGAATAAAAAATAAATATTTTAACCAGATGTATAATTGAAATTTGCATCTTGAGGCAAATTACTTTGTCGTTTTCTCATATAATTATTATAATTTTTATTTCTTTGGTTTTTTAATTTGTCTATTGTTTCTTCACATGTTTCAATTAATACATCAATACTGTGTATTATTTTTGATAAAGCTTCTTTTTTTTCTTCAGGTGTTAATTCTATAAGAAAAATTTTCATTAATTTTAATTGTTCCAATAAAATTTCAATATCAAAAAATTTATATATATTTTCATCATTTATTTTTAAATACTCTAATTTTTTATTAACATTTGCGGTATGTTTTGATAATATACCACTTTTTATTTTTTTAAAATATTCTTCTCTTTTTATTAAAATATTTTTTCTTACTTTAAATTTTTCATTCGTTGAAAGACTCGACCAATTTATTTTTTCTATTTCTTGTTCTGGAATTAATCTATTTATAACAAAATATTCTATTCCAAATTCTAATTCATGTATAATATACCAAAATAATAATTGAGCATCAGAATCTTTTTTATTAGATAACAATTGTAAAAATATCATTTTTTTTCTAAATATATTAATATCATTCGGAATTTTTTGATTATACAAAAATATTAAATATTTTAATAACATGTTAGAATGCCCAAAAAAATCATGTCCTATCTGTGAAAAAGGTGAATAAAATTCGGCATTATGAGATTTATGTGGAACACCAACGACTGTTATAACTGGAATACTATATAAACTTATAAATTTTGATGGACTTTGAAAATAACTTGTGAATAATATTAAATAAAAATTAATTTCATTATTTATATATTCTCTTAATTTATGTATATTGGCATTTTGATTTGAATATGTCTCACGTGACCAGGTGTATATAATTTTATTTTCATTTTTTTTATTAAATAATTTAAAAATACTTTCATCTTGATTTTGATATTCAACATATGACTTAAATTGTTCATCATTTCTAATCCTAAATTGAAACCAATTACAAAAAGAAATATGAGTATCTAATAATTTACCATATTCTCCGCCACTTTTATAAAAATCATCCAATAATCTAAAATATTCAGATAATAATTCTAGTTCTTCTCTTAAAAAATTTTTATTATTTGAATTATTTTTTATACCATATTTTATATAACTATTACAAATACATGATATTTGATTTATGAAAAGGAAAAAAACAGCATCCAATATTTTCCATTTTAATTTTCGAACACCACTTGTTCTTAATTTAAACCACCAATTATACATTTTTTCAGGACTCCATCCTTCAAATTGGTCCGGATTTTGTTTTGAACCCATTGTAAAATATTTTAATTTAGGTTTTTGTTCAACAAAGTTAGTTAATTGTAATAATACGTTTTCTTTAGACAAATTATTATTATATGAACTAAATTTTATGGAATTTTTTCCTTCTTTTATTAATCTATTTTCAAGGGATTTTTTTAATGGAACACTTTTGGTACGATGTATTTTATCAATTTTAAATCGGTTAGTTGTCTTAAATGTTTGTTTTAAATATTGGTCTTTAAAAAAATCACTGGAATCTAAAATATGCATAACATTCGGAATATCAATAAGTTTTCTTATTTCATAATATAATTCTCTTTCTAATTGTGAATTACTCATATTATAATATTATAATAAAAAATATGAGTAATTCACAAAGATTCTTCAAATAAGCATGGGGAATAGTAGAGACGGCTTTTATTATTTATAAGAATAAGAATTATTAAATTTTTTATTATAAGGTAAAATATATTTTGTAATATAATGAATTTTTGCGTAATTTTCTACTCTTTTTCTTAAATCGATTGCATCTTGTGATATTTAGGAGTAATCAATTGGTTTTCCTAAATCATGCCAAAATAAATATTGAGGCACTGTCGCAGAAAATCGCAATTTTGAATATTTAAAATATATAATTATTTATAATTTATTTTTTATAAAAAGTGCTAAAAGAAATTTATATAATATAGTGTAGGAACCAAGGTTTTAGGTTTGCCTCTGAAAAGAGAATGTTTTTTAGCATCCCAAGGTTCCCTTTACACCCTTGAAGATTTAAATGCAATTTTGCGATTGGTTTATATCGAATTACGCGTCCTTCCAATTCAATAGGCTTATCCAATTTCTTCATTTTTCCTAAATATGGTCCATAAACCTTTTTTTATTGGAAACTTGCGTGGTTTCCCGAAGACTAAATTCAACTTTCTTCTTTTTGTTATCAGCACATAATTTCGAAACAGCTTTTCTTGCAGCAGAAGATGGAGTAGAAGAAATATATAATCCATGTTCCTTAGAATTCATAACAATTGTAAAATGTCTTTTTGAAGATGACATAATTTATATTATATTTTTTTGTGAATGCAATTAGTATTTTTATAACTTATCTAAAATGTATATAATGATTTTGTAAAATTCTAGCTTTTATTTTATTTTTCTCTAATAAATGTTCTAAATTGGAAAGAAAACGGGCGGAAAATATTTGAGATGAATGTAGTGTATTCGACGATATGGGAAATGATGGGGTGGGAGGAGCGCAGTTCCCCTATTTACACTAACTAATTACTTATGATTCTTTACCCCCTCATACTCTTGCAGCCCCGCAATTGCCACATTGAGGCAAAAATAATTATAAATTAAGGTCGTATAAAAATATTTATTAAATATTTTTGCTATAATGTGGCAAATAAGCGGGAAATTATTTTTCCAATTCCAAATAATTTAGGTAAATTACAAAAAAATTTGATTTATATATTAGGACCTGGTATTATATGGGTTTCGTCTTTTCTTGAATTCTATTTGAACTTTCTTTATAAAATCTGGTGATTCATCTGGATAAGATGGTAAAAAACTGATTAAAGTTCTTAAAACTTCATAACCATCTCTATCATGTGGTATTTCTTCAATATTAATTTCTTGAATACTCATATTATCTGTATTAATAACATTAATTCTTGGTTTATTGTGTTTATTACTATAATAAACAGCATATTTATAATATACATTACTATCATTCATTTTATTTGCTAAAATAAAGAAACATGTTTGGTTTACTCTAAATTTATTTTTTTTAATTTTCGTAGCAACTGAAGTGTGTAAATAATCAATTGGATAAATAAAATCAGCCACTTCTAAATATCCATTATCTTCAATACGACCTCCTCTTAATTTATTACCTACTTTTTTAGAAGTTTTTGTAGTAGAACTTTTTTTCTTTAAATGAATATTAACCGCATATTGAATAATCCGCCCTTTAAGTTCTATTGGTTTATCTAATTTTTTCATTTCTCCTAAATATGGTCCATAAATCTTCTTATTGGAACCTTGTGTCGTTTCCCGCATACAAAATTCAACCTTCTTATTTTTATTATCAGAGCATAATTTTGAAACAGCTTTTCTAGCGGCTGAAGATGGTGTTGAAGAAATATATAATCCGTGTTCTTTATTTCCAATTATAACTGTGAAATGACGTTTTAAAGATGACATATTATAAATATATAATATATAATATTATGAAGAAATTGATTAAATAATTAAAAAGAGTCAATTATTTCTTGCATATTACTCATAACCTCAGACATCTCATCTGTAATTTCAGTGTTCATACCTGAAGAATATGATTTATATAGGTTAAATATTGGTATATTTAAAAAAGCTTTAATTTTTTCAGATATATTAGTATTTGATAAAAATACATCAAGTTGATTTAAAATTTCTGTAACAATACTATAAAAGTTTATTAAACTTTCCTTAAAATTATTATTTAAGGAATTATTCCGATTTTCTAATAAATTTCCCCAATCAATTAGACGCATATTTGCTGGATTTTCTATAGGAAAAACAACATTACCATCATGTAAATCACGATGTGCTATTCCTCTTTTATAAAATCTATAAAGACCTTCAAAAATATTTTTTAATCCTGATAAAATATTTTTACAAAAATCAGGATTAATTCTTCCTTCTTCCTTATATTTTTTAAAATGTTTTAAAAAGTTTTGAATAGAAATACCACCATAATCATATGTAATTTTAAAGTTTGGTGTAATACTTTTACGATTATTTTTTTCTCTTTCATTCATTGCTCTTTTAAATTCGTTCTTATTACTTTGATTTATCGAAGTCATATTATAAAAATTATTAGATAATTCGTGTGATTCTTCAGGTATCATTCGAACATGATATTTACCTTCTTGGTCAATAATATTTAATGCTTCTTCAAATCTATGTAATTCACGTTGTTTATCTGAAGATATTTCTATTAATTTTGATACTTTGGTCATGTTTTTACTATTTATATTTGGATATATAACTACTCCTTCCTCACCTATACCAAGTACTTCTCCTCCTTTCATTTTACTAACTTTCTTTTTCAATTTTACAATTGGTTTATACTGAATTATGCGCCCTTCCAATTTAACTGGCTTATCCAATTTTTTCATTTCTCCTAAATATGGTCCATAAACCTTTTTATTGGAACCTTGCGTGGTTTCCCGAATAAAAAATTCAACTTTCTTATTTTTGTTATCAGTACATAATTTCGAAACAGCTTTTCTTGCAGCAGAAGATGGAGTAGAAGAAATATATAATCCATGTTCTTTAGAATTGATAACAACTGTAAAATGGCGCTTTGAAGATGACATAATTTATATTATATTTTTTTGTGATTGATACAACTCGAATATAATTCCACATAATTACGTCAACCGATAGCTTCTCTATAATGCTTCTATTCTTCTTCTCATTTCATCTTTTAATTCAGTTATTTTAGCTAGATCTATTGTATAAGATTTTGTTTTATTATAATCTTTCTTATTATTAAGCATTGATTTGAAAAAATCAAATATCTCATTAAAAAGTGGAAATAATGGACGAATTATATCCATTTTTTCTTGTAATATTTTATTATAAATTACATCTCGTCCCATTATTTCAAATAATTCATATAAATCAAGTGCAAAATAATAATCATTTTGATTCGCATTTTGATTCGGAACTGAATCTTTCCTTATTCTACGAAGCATAAAATCTATCAAACGCATATTTTTTGGATCTTCTTTATCAAATAAAATATTTGAAGGCGCTAAATCATGATGAAATAAACCATTTTGATTAAATATAATAAGTCCTTCAAAAATATTAACAAATCCTAATAGTAAATTTTTGTAGAATTCTTTAGTAATATCTATTTTAAATTTACTCTCATTTTTTTTTAAGAAATCTGTAAGCGATATACCACCATAATTATATGTAATTATTAGATGTGTTTCATTAAATTTTTTTTTTAAAGGTCCATTTAATTTATTTTTATTTATTTCTTCAGAACTTTTTATAGATATCATAGGAACATGATATCTACCTTCTGGATCAATTTCATTTAATTTTTCTTCAAGTGGACCAATAAATTCTATTTTTGGGATTAGATTTATTTTAGAATTCCTAACTACTTTTGACACACGATTTTCATGATTATTAATAATATTTGGACAATAAACAATACCTTCTCCACCTTCTCCAATAATTTCACCACCGCCCTTCATTTTATGACTTTTTTTATTCAATTTTGCGATTGGTTTATAGTGAATAATCCGTCCTTCTAATTCTATTGGTTTCTCCAATTTTTGCATATATCCAATATAGGGTCCATAAACCTTTTTATTGGAACCTTGTGTGGTTTCTCGAATAAAAAATTCAACTTTCTTATTTTTGTTATCAGCACATAATTTCGAAACAGCTTTTCTTGCTGCAGAAGACGGAGTAGAAGAAATATAAAGCCCATGCTCTTTATTTCCTATAACAACTGTGAAATGTCGTTTTGAAGATGACATAATATAATATATAATATAATATATAATATAATATAATATATAATAATAATATTTTGAAATTTTGTAATTCGTTATCTTATAATATTGAAGCCCCCAAAATTGCCACATTTCAGCAAAAATAAAGATAAATTATATTTGTATAAAAAATTTATAAAATGATATTGCAATTAGGTGGCGAATAAGAGGGGAAATTTTTATTACATACCAATTCCCAGTCAAGGAAATGATTTGCAAACAATATAATGGTGGTGGGAGATTGCTGAAGCAATAGCTCCATCAACCAAAAAAGTGATTTAATTATTTAATATTTTATTAATTATTATACAATAATGACTCAACAACACGGATATATTTATATTAGAACTCATCCATCATATGATATTGAAAATGCCTGTAAAGTTGGCAAAACAAAAAATATTCCTGAAAGGGAAAATACATATGCAACTGGTGAAATAAGAAGAGGAAAATTCTCACAAGTTTTTGAAGTTCCTTTTGAAAATATGGATGAAATTGAACGCTCAATCCAAGAAGAATTCCGCGAATTGAATATTTATTATGGAGCTGGAACTGAATTTTACAATAAAAGCATAATTACTCTTATTCAACCTTATCTGATTCATCTTGGAATTAAATATCGAGAATTATCAGAAAAAGAAATTAGTGATTTGGTAAGATCTGACAGAGAAAGAAATAGTCCATTAGTCTTATATAAACCAAGAGTTGACCAATCCGCAATTATTGAAAAAGCAGTCGCCTATTTTCAAGAAAATGAAAGGGGGTTATTAATAATTCCGTGTGGGGGTGGAAAAACTCTTATATCATTGTGGATTACTCAAAGATTAAATTTGAATACCATTCTCATAGGCGTCCCTAATAAATTATTATTGAAGCAATGGGAAGAAGTTATTTTAAAGATTTTTGGAAATACCCCATATCAAATTGTGTCTGGTGGCGTAGATATTAAAGATATTATGGAATTTTTACAAGAGAATAATAAAAAATGTATTGTAATAACTACCTATTCATCTTCCCATAAAGTCTACACTTCATTGGAAAATATTGGATATATATTTGACATGAAAATATTAGATGAGGCACACCATTTAACTACGAATAATATGCAATTGGAACAGACTACGAAAAAGTATGTTCAAATGTTAAAGATTAGTTCATTAAAGCATCTGTCATTGACTGCCACAATTAAACAATTAGAGGGCACTAATCCATCTGGATTAGTGGTTTCAAATGATAATGTTAAATATTTTGGCGAAATAATTGACAGAAAATGTTTGCTATGGGCGATCAATCAAAAAATTGTTTGTGATTATGTTATTCAAACAATTATTACAAATGAGGAACAATTGGAGTCCCAATTGGCGAGATTTCGTATTACAGAGGAAAATGATAAACGCCTATTTTTGAGCGCTTTTGCATCTTTGAAAAGTATATTTGAAGGGCATTCTCATCATCTGTTGATATACTCCAATAACAAGGATAATTCTTTGAAATTGGTCCAATATATAGAAATGCTATTGGACAATAATTATTTTTGCATTCCTGGACTATATTTTTCCAATTACCACAGTGAAATGAGATTAAAAGATCAGAAGCAAATAATTGGTAATTTTGAAAAAGCTAAATTTGGGATAATCTCTTGCGTTTATTGTTTGGGAGAGGGCTGGGATTTTCCATTATTGGATGCAGTCGTATTTTCAGAAAATATGAGCTCCAATATTCGAATTGTCCAATCTGCATTAAGAGCCAGTAGAAAGAATAAAGATGCTCCTGAGAAGATAACCAAAATCATTCTACCTATTTTGAATAGGGAGGATTGGCTAGAAAACAGTGAAAATCTGGATTTGAAGAAAGTTCGCGAAGTTATTTATCAAATGGGACTTGAAGATGTGACTATTGCACAAAAAATAAGGGTTATTCGGATTGATATTGAAAGATCTGGACCAAATCCAATTCCAAAACCAAAGTTTGTAATTGATGAATTTGGTGAATACGATGATGAATTAACACAAAAATTGCGATTAAAAACAATCAACCGGACTGCTCTTGGCACAACATATGAGAAAGCCCGGAAGATAATTTCTGAAAAATCAATAATAAGCAAAAAAGCTTATTATGAGCTATGTGATAGAGATATTCGTCTTTCAAAAGAACCCGAAGTATTATACAAAGAAAAATTCACAAATTGGGTAGATTATTTGGGTATTCCGAGGGTTTACTATGATTTCGAAACATGTAAAAAGAAGGTGACCGAATATTTAACAAATTTCCCGGAATTAAAGAAAAATTATATGGATTTCTCATTTATGTGCAATGAATTATGTAAGATGGACCCAATGTTTCCAGCGAGTGATTTATGGGTTGATTATTATCCTATTAAAAACATTGAAGAACTTATTTCTTTTCAAAAACGAAAAACAAAAATAGGGAAACTTTAGAGCGAAAGTAAAAAAAGCTTTTTCTGAAAATATTTATAAAAAATGATTTATTTTAGTTTAAAGAATAAATTTCTTTATAATATATTATGTCAGAGAAAAAGGAATCTGGATCTGGAAAGATGTACACTTGCAAACTTTGCAAAAAAACATTCAAACAAAAATGCGATTACGACAAACATGCCAATAAGAAGGCTCCCTGCATTTCATTGTCGGCTTGTGAGGCGATGATTGTTAAAAAAGATGAGAAAGTAGATGTAAAAAAGAACTTGACCACTTTTTTCAAGAATTGCTTGGATATTTTAAGAGACAATGAAGGACTAACTGGTGAAAAAGCTTTACGTAATTTATCGTATTTATTAATATTGAAATTATTGGAGCCTCATTTTGGGGGTATAATTGATATTGATAATTGTGAAAAGTATAAATATGATTTTAAAAGTTTTTTTGAGGATGATGTAATTGACCATAATAAAGTGCGTTTGTTATCTTGTGTTCGTTTTTCAAATTTATCAATGGAAAAAGAAGCAAATATACCAATTATGATGAAACTTATGTGGGATATTATTTTATCAGTTCATCCATCAACTAAAAATATTTTCTTACCGGAAAAGAGATTTGATATTCAGATCCAAAAAACCTATAAAAAAATAATTGATAAATTGAATGAAATTAATTTTTCAAATATGGAAAATGACATTCTTGGTGATTCTTATGAGGAAGTTATACAAGATATTATGACTGGCAAAGTTCTCGGACAATTCTTTACACCACCATCTATCAAAAAATTTATGATTAATTTAATTAATCCGAAGATAAATGATGATGGAACAATTGAGTCTTGCTGTGATCCAACAATGGGAACTGGTGGATTCTTAATTGAATATATAAGAGTAATTCTGGAAAAAGCTAGATTAAATGGTATTACGCTTAATTGGGACTTTATCAAGAATTATGGATTATATGGAAAAGAATTGGAACCTGATACTTATCAATTAGCTGTTTCAAATATGTTGATTTCAACGGGTCATATGTTTGAGAAATTGGACAGAGGAGACAGTATTCGGGAGCCAATTGAGAAGAAATTTGACAATATTCTTGCAAATCCTCCTTTTGGAATTAAGGGGCTGAAGTATGATGATTTTCAAAGTTCATTGAAATTACAATATGTCCCAATTAAATCAGATAATGCGGTTTCTTTATTTATTCAAGCAATTATTTATATGCTGAATATTGGAGGAAAATGTGCAGTTGTTTTACCGGATGGTCAAGATTTATTTTCAAAAACAAATACAACACTCGTTGCTGTTCGAGAGTATCTTATGAAAACTTGTGATTTAAAGGAAATATATTATCTACCTTCTGGAATATTTGAATATACAACTATCAAGACATGTGTGTTATATTTCGTAAAAAAGCGAGAAGGAACTGATGTTTTGGAAGTCAAAATTAATGTATCTAAAACGCAAAAAGAAACTAGTAGAGATTACAAGTTTTCAAAAACTCATCAAACTGCTAGTATTAAGTTTTATGATTACAACCCATATGAGGGTGAAGGCTTGAAAAATCTATTGGTTGAAGTTCCTATTGACAAAATTATGAGTAATTTATATTCACTTAATTATGCAGAATATATTAAAGATGACGCAGAAGAAGAAGAATATGAAGATGGCATTGTTGTAAAAACACTTGGAGAAGTTTGTAAAGATATTTCAACAAGTAAAAACATTCCATCTTCCGATAGAATTGATGGGATATTTCGGTTCTTTACATGTTCAAGAGAAGAAACTACCCATAATGAACATCATTATGATGGAACATTTATTATTCACGGAAGCAGAGGTTCAACAATTAAAGAAAGTATATTTATCACAAACAATGAAAAATTTGCGATAGGAACATCAATGTTTATTAGTGAAGTGAAAAATAAAAATGAATGTGATTCAAAATATATTTATTATTATTTAAGATTAAATAAATCAATGTTTAATAAATATATTAATGGAACAGCAATACCAATGATTAGCAAATCGAATTATTATGATATAAAAATCCCAATCCCATCATTTGAACGCCAACAAGAAATTGTAAAATATTTGGATTTAATTTATGAAAAATCTATGAAAACAAGTAATGAAAAAATTGCGGAATTGAAGCAATTGAATGAGTTTTGTTTGAATAATCAAAAGAGATTTTGTGAAAATGTAGTGAAAACACTTGGAGAAGTTTGTGAAAAATTAAATAAACGTGGCAAACATTCAACCAAAGACCATATTGATAATGGTAATTTTAATTTATTCAGTAGTAGTATTAATGAAGTATATAAATTAAATACATTTGATTATTCTGAATTATGTTGTATTATTAATTCGACTAATGCATCTGGTAATGCTATCGTAAATTTAGGAATAAATTTTTCAGTAACAAGTGACACATTTGTATTTAAATCAACAAATGATATTACTACAAAATATATACAATTATTTTTAACTAATAATATTCAATTAGTAAAAGAACAATTTCATGGTGCAAATCATAAGCACCCAACATGGAATGGATTATCTACTATAAAAATCCCAATCCCATCACTTGAACGCCAAAAAGAAATCATTGCATATTGTGAATTTAATGATATGCTAATTCAACAATTGGAAAAAGAAATTGAAAATAATAAGAAACAAGCACAACAATTTATTGATTGCATTTTAAAATCGCAGTTTCAAATTGAAGAAGATTAATTAAATAATTTTATTCAAAATCTATAATTAAAACTAGAATTGACATCTTCCTATTGATAATAATTCATTTATAAATTTTAACATTTATCAGATATTACATATCTAATAAATAATTATGAAATATTATGAAATTCTAGCTCCGCACCCACCGCAGCCCCCTGTTCGCACAGGGCGCACAATAGATTGAGGCACTATTTCTGGCTTTGATAAAGTCGTAGGAGAGGGCTTTAAAATAGAGTGTGCATCAGCAACACGTTCAACTGGTTTTCTTCCATTCTCAGGAGCATATCCTTTAACCATTTTTCTACTATTATAATAGATTTTTATTTTCAGTAATATATTATGAGATTACAACATAGAGCGACAATTGATGATTTCAAAAATGCACAAGACCATGGAATTTATTTTGGGCAAAAAATCCCAAATAATGGAAGCCTTATGTTTGATAGAGGGGACAAATCAACTTTCGCTAAAGCCATCCAAGAAATAAAAAATAATAAAAAGGTCTCACATTGGATATGGTATGTTATACCGTCACCAGCCGATGCAAAAAGCTCATTAACTTCCCAATTTTTCAGCATTAATCAGAAAAAAGTATCGGAATATCTCAGTGATAAAATACTTCTCAAGAGATATGTAAGAATAATTGAGATTATTTCGGATAAATTAAGAAAATATAAGAAAAAAGAAGCCCTAATTGAAATATTTGGATTAGTCGATTATTATAAATTAGTGAAATCACTTAAAATATTTTACCCGGTTTTATTAGAAAAATCAATAGACTTAGACAAAATAAAATACCTATACGATGCATTACTCTAGCTCTAAATCCAGCAAATTATTCTCTGCATAAGTCTCCTCTTTCTCACATCCAATAAAATGGCGCCCATGTTTCTTGCAAACTAGCCCCGTCATACAAGAACCCATAAAAGGGTCCAAGATAACGTCGCCTTCATCCGTAGAACACAGCAGTAGCCGCTCGATTAGCTTAAAAGGCTTCTGTGTTGGATGCTTCTTGGGGAACTTCGTATCATAGAAATTTATATCCGTCCAGACATCTGTGAGCCCCTGAATAGGATTGAATTTGAAAACCATATCGTCATAATTCATCGTCATCCCACCAAATAATTCGCCCAATTTATCCCAATCTTCACGAGTAGGATACTGAATATTCTTCTGCTTAACGCCGGCAATTGTTGACCAAGTGCCACCCCCATTGATAGCCTTTCCCAAATGTAGGTTAATGTCCTTGGATGATTTCTTTGTTTCCGCCTGTTTCCGCTGTAAGTATTCACGGATAAGTCCCCGCGATTCTTTGTGGAAATAGACGACATATTCCGTTGCCGTTGGAAACATTTTCAATTTATTGGAAGTTCTGCCAGCCACACTACGAATACCTTTGTCGATTGTAATATGCTGGCGGTAAGTAAATCCCTGGGCTTCCACAATTGGAATCAAATAAGAGAGCTGATAGGCATAACCGAAGAGCCAGAGGGAGCAACTATGTTTGCTTATGCGGGAAATTTCCTGTATAATGGGCTTGAACCATGCCAAATATTCTTCTAGGTCTTTCCATTGGGTGTCCCATTTTTCATTGACAACGTTGAAATAGGGCGGATCCAATACGACAGTATCTATGGAACGGGGCTCCAATTTTTTCATAAAATCATTGCAATCCTCTATGAATAATTTATTTAAATATTCTGTATTCATTGTTTTTGATTATAATTATATTAATTTAATTTTAAATCACTTTTTTACACTTTTTTATAAATTTTGATAAGTAAAAGTGATTTACTAAAGTTCTAGCGCCACAACTTCGCGGTATCGTCAAAGCAGCCAGTTGCAAGAGCAAGCTCGGTGGGATGAAACCCGACAGAGGAAATACCGCTGCTGTGCCCCTTCAAAGTCGCTAAACAAGCAGCTGAGAGATAGTCGGACGACAGCTGCCACAACTTCGCGGAACAGTCCCAGCTGCCGGTTGCTAAAAGCTGCAACGTAGGATGAAACGCCACAGAGGTAACCATGCTGCCATGCTCCTGCAGAGTCGCCACACAAGTCGCCACATAAGTCGCCGACGATTCGTCGAATGACAGCTGCCACAACTTCGCAGTATCGTCTTCGCTACCGGTTGCAATAAGCTCCCCCTCAGGGTGAAACGCCATAGAGGTAACAGGGCGGCTGTGCCCCTTCAAAGTTGCTACACAAACAACTGTAGAGCCATCTGATGAAAACCTCCACAATTTCGTGGTGCCGTCCCAGCTGCCGGTTGCAAAAAGCCGCGCCGTAGGGTGAAACGCAACAGAGGTAACCACGCTGCCGTGCTCCCGCAGAGTCGCTACACATTCGGCTGCAGAGCCGTCGGGTGACAAGCACCACAATCTCACTGTTTTGTCGTAGGAGCCGGTTACTAAGAAGCATCCTGTTGAATCAAAAGCGACAGAGGTAACAGAATCATAGTGCCCCTCCAAAGTCACCAAAAAAGTGACCTTCAAGTTGTCTTCGGGTGATATTGATATTTCCCACAATATTACGGTATTGTCACTGGAGCCAGTTGCTAAAATGGTTCCTTTACTATTAAAAGCGGCAGATTTAACTGTACCTTTGTGCCTCTTCAGAGCTTCCACACAAATGGCTGCAGATTTTTTGGATGAATCAAAACTCCAAAATTTTACTTCACAGGCACTGGAGCAGGTTACAAAGAACTTTCCGGAGGGATGAAATATAGTACATTGACAAGTACCTTCAACATTGTCGCTCACTTTCAAAGTATCTACACAAGTTGACATTGGAATTAACTTAATATATTATAAAAATACCAAAAATTACCCATCAATTTTTTCTAAGTAAATTTTTAGTAAGAAGTATCTAAGTTATTTTTGGTATTACAAACGTTTTGAGAATAAATGGTATCTGTTTATAAGTAAGCCTCTTTTTGAAAGGGGCTGGCTATTTCCGCACAACGGCACCCCTCAGCTTGCCAAAGTTCTTCTTTTTGGGCTCCAATTTATCTTCCAATTCCTCATAAGAAATATGCGTCTTCTGTGGATCCATTTTTAGAGATTTTTTGAGTTCCTTGGATAATAATTCCACGGGATACTCGCAAATTTCGCGGTTTTCTGGATTGAACACAAAAGAGTCAACCTGTTTGTCTCTTGTATAGACCATTTCTAATATTTTTATTGGGGCGCTGGAATAAAAGTCATGGCTCCGGGGCAGAAAATTGCAGTGTGCAGAAGCGCCTTTTTCCAGCTGATTTTTCAGCATCTGGCGAAAATACCGGTTCGCCGATTGGATAACAAAAGTTTCAAAAATGATTCTGTCATCTTTGTAATCAATCAAGTGGAAAACATATTCCACAATGTCGGCTTCGTAGGTGAAATGTGCCTTGCAATCAATGCTGAACCGGGAATCCTTGGGATAAGTAAAATTGGAGGTTTCCCCACAAAAAAGGCACCTCTTCTGGAAAAAGGGGACCTTTGTTTGGCTTGGTTGGATCGGAAGCTGCCCAGCAATTTTGTCAACAATTACGGTGAGTATGCAGCTGACAATATCAGTGATCTCTGTAGGCTCCTTTGGTTGCGGCTTCGCACATGTATTGCAGATCTTCGGCTGAATAATGCAGCATGTTTTAACCTCTCTTTTTTTGTTCGTGCGTAGGCAATGATTGTCGAATGCACAGCCGCCTTTGCTGGCACTGCCGATGCTCCCGGCGAAAATGGCGGTTGTTAAGATTTCCCCGAATTTACCGATTCCATCGAACGCTTGGGAAATATTGAGATTGTCGGTTTCTTCATCTTGGATTCGCTCCAGCTCGTAGTTGAATTGGCGAACTAAAAGTGCTCTAGTTTTTTCCATTGTTGTTGGAATAGGAAAAGATGGCGAAATTATTTATCATTTTTTGTTAGTATTACTTAAAAATAATTGGATTAATAGTCCCAATCAGAGCACAATGACTGAACGCGATACATTACAATATTTAAGAAATTATGGGCGCAAAGTAGAGGAGAATGAGTCAAAATTGGGGAAATTGGAGGAGTCCGTAAAATGGGACCCCAAATTGGGACTCCAATTAAAGGGACCAGTTTATTATTCCAGTCATCTTCTTCCCGCGGAAAACGGTAAAATAAATATTGGAAGCGTTAATCATTTTGTGAATCATATTTATTTGGCGGGGAAAATTATTTACCCCGATGCCCTCGATTTTGGCGTGAACCATGACTTCTGCATTGATAAAATGGGGCGAATTGGCTTCCATGCCAATGAGAGATTGGACGGTGTTACTATAAAAGGGCTGCCCAATTTTTCCATCCAGAATGTGCCCTATGTGGGCGATGGCATCATGTATTTTGAGATGGAAAAGGGGAGCATTGGTGATTTCGTCAATTTTCAGGATATTCTTGCTATAGACGGAATTTATTATCAAGTAATTGAAATAATCAGAGATAAAGTCAGGGTGGAATCTTTGTATGGATTGACCACCCATTTGGAGATGAACAAAAACTACGATGTGATTATTTATAATACTATATTGGGGCTTAAAACGGCGAAAGGAGATGATGTCCTACGTGTTAATGCATTTGGGGATTTATTTTATAAGACGATGGAAAGAACTGCGGACATCAATCTGAATGGAGAAGTTTATATTAGAAATTTGAAAGTAGATGAAATAACCCTAATGAGCGATGGGACTGCAGTGATCCCCAATTTAAACGCGGAATTTTTATGTGGAAAGAGGGCGCCCCAAGAGGGCGAATTAGTTAGCACAAAAGATCGCCAAGAGCTCTGGAATAAAAATTTCGGTAATGACATGGGAATGACATTCCACCGGATTCAGGATTTGGGTGATCCAATCCATGACATGGATGGCGCCAATAAGCGCTATGTTGACCGCTATTTGTCTGGACTGAGGATTGCAAAATCGGTCGCTTGCATCGCGACTGAGGGAGTGGATGCGGACTATGACAAATTAACTGGGAATTTACATTTGCGGATGAGCGAGCCCCTTAAATCCAATACAATTGTGCATATATTTGATGATTATAAAGTTCAGATGAATGACCGGGTCTTATTGATCAACCAGGCGAACCGCTGGCAAAATGGTGTGTATCAGGTGACGAACGATGGGCTAGAAACAAATCAGATTATTTTGCAGAGGGTGGCAGATTTTTGTGAAAAGAAGAGCGCCATGGAATTGCGGGGCTATTACGTATTTGTGCGAAATGGGCGCAAATTTGGCAATACTGGATTCGTGTTTGAATATTCAGATGACTTCACTTGGGGGGAATCCCCGGTTAATTTCCATATATTTTCGAAAATGGAGAATTGTGGAGGGGTCCATGGAATAAAAAGAGTTGGTAATCATTTTTCTTTGAGCATTGATGACAAAGTTCTCAAAATAGAGGATGATAAACTAGCGATCCAGCCGGGAAAAATCGCAAATCATTTATTGGAGAACCGGGGCATCCATATTTTGCCAGAAGGTGGAATCGATATTGAACATCAGGCGATCCAATTGGGAGACCACGTTAAATTGGGGCTGCGGGTGAATAAAAAACAGTTTAAATTCGGCAAAAATGGGGAGCTACAATTGGCGAACCAGGGCGGCGGGGATGAGGGAAAAATCTCCGGCACAGTGGCGGAATGTCAAGCGGAAACATTCGCCGGGATATTCCAAATCTATCCGCCAAAGCGATTTGAAGTGGCGATCCAATATAGCGATGATTTCTTCGAAAAGGAGAAGAATATTGTGGTTCAATATTATATTTGTGGGCTAAATGCGGATGGGAAAGAGTCCCACTACAGGTCGAGCGATGAATACGCTATTTGCAACGATGCGAAGAGTATTTTTGCCAATCTTGATTGGGATTTGGAGTCAGCATGTCAGGGATATGTCATATATCGGCGGATTGGGGCAGCATATGCGAAAATCCGGATGACTCATTTAGAAACCTCGTTATTGGATGTTATTATCCCAAAGAATTTTAGTAAAATTGACTGGCAGCCGACCAATGAGCCACCACCCACTGAAAATAAGACGAAAGTTGTAATTAATAGATTGGGACTTCAGGGTGATAATTTCGTGACGAGTGGTCGGCTGGGGATTGGAACAGTTGCGCCGAAGTCTGGGCTACACGTGAAGATGAACGACATAATAGGAGGATCAGGGCTATGTATAGAAGGTAGTGATAAGACGACGGATATGCTCAAGATGATTGGTAAAGGTATAAAAAATGCGCGGATATTAGGGGAGAATGGTGAAGGAAAGTCCATGCTTGAGATGGGGAAGAATATAAAACTAACGACATTGGACGAAGAAGGTGTCCTCTATTTGGGGCGTGATGAGAGCGCCGAGGATAAAAATATTAATCGCCGGGTGGGCAGCGATGATTTCGTTGTTCAAGTACAGGATGGTTCAATATATTCAGCTGGTGAAATAATGGCGGGCGATGGCAAGCCTTTTTCCAGCTACAACAACCGACTGGGCAATAATGCGGCGATTCTAAAAACTGGGTGCATTGGTAATAGTATTGGTAATCAGGTGGCTTTTTCTTGGGAGGGCGACCAATTGCAGGCAGTTCCGTTCAATGATGGAAATATGCTGACAAGAAAGAAGATTCAAGTGAAGAATTTTACAATTCAACATCCCGTCTATCCAGGAAAATATTTGGTGCATGCATGCCTTGAAGGGGCAACGGCGGACGTTTTTTATCGGGGGCAAGCGGAGATTTTAAAAACCCGGGAGTTTGTAAATGTAAAATTACCGGATTATTACTGCCATATTGTGGAGTCTGGGTCGTCTACGATCCAATTGACACCAATTGGGCGCCCATTTGCGCCCATAGGTGGCGAAATATTGGAGCGAGAGAATGTTATTCGGGTGTGGACAGATACTCGGTATAACGCGAATATACCATTTTATTGGGAAATTAAGGGGAAGCGGAAAGATACGGATTTCAAAGTGGAACCAGAGAAGGATGAAGTAGATGTCAAGCAGTGGGGTCCTTATACTTATATGGATAGCGAATAATATTAGAATAATAATTTCTAATATAATAATACAAATGATTAAAAAACTTTTAAAATTTGTAGCATTTGTGGTTCTTATTTATTTTATATTGATGTCACTGCAACCGCCGAGGTATAATATGTGGTATCCCACAATTCAGGCGTATCCCAATAATGCGAGAGAAATTGGAATAATTGTGCGCGATTATATCCCGAAGAGAACCCCGGAAAATATCCAATTCTTCAAATTGACTGATGCTAGCCCATTAGAAGCCTTCAGGGAAAAGCTAACAGATGCACAATTCATGCGATTGAAGAAAGAAGTTGTTCGCCCGGAAATAGTCGGCAAAATTATGTATTATAAGAAACTTTATAATAGGGCGCGCCCTGTGCAAGTAGCTCCTGAGATAGTAGATGCATTGTATTCTACGACGGCAGATACACCTGCATTCCCATCCGGACAAGCATTTCAGGCTTATTACGCCGCGAAATTATTGTCCCAATGGGAGCCCGAAAAGAAAAAAGAATGGGATGCTATTGCAGATAGATGTGCAAATATTCGAATTATAGCGGGACTTCATTACCCCAGTGATCGGGATTTTGCCCGGCGATTGGTGGATAATTTAAAAGATTTTAAATAACATATAAAAATGAACATTGGTAAAATATATATAAGACCATTAAATTTAATTACTTATCGAACATTCAATTCAGAATATTATTCAAAACTACGTAAAAAAATGATTGAGAATTATAATAATAAAAAAAAACGAGTGTTTGTTCAAAAGGAGCCAAAAAAAATAGTTACAAATTATGGTAGTTTTCAAAATTTTGATAAGACAAAATGGTCTCCAGATGATATTGTCGTCGAAATGAAGTCATTAAAAATGGATAATTCACATAGCGCAAATGACGCAAATGACGCAAATGACGCTGATGATGAGTGGATCGATGTAAAAAAAATATTATAATTCTTGTAGACTATGCAATATTCCCAATTTCTTTTATTTCAGATACAATATGAATTCGTAAGAAATAGAATGCTGGTTATATTCCATATAAAATAACCCAAGAAATAAAATTATTTTTTAATTCTAAAATATTTTTATTTCTTTATATACAATATAATGGATTCTCAGCAACCTCAGTATGAAGAACAAGAAAAAAAATCCCCAGGGAAAATAATAATAATAGTTTTAGTTGCAATCTGGGTAATTTTAGGTATCGCAGGTTTTATTATGTCAATAGTATGCTTTGGTAAGAGTGGTTCAACTTCACAGCATGTAGTTGGTTTACTATTGGCAATTCTTTTCGGACCTATTTATTGGATTTTCTATTTTGCAGTTCCGGACTATTGTAAACGCATATTTTCGTAAACCTGTGGAAAGGCTTAAAATTTATGATATATTTTATTACAATGTATCATAATAGTTTTTTAGAATCGAAGCGATATGCGAAGCTTCATATCGAGAATAATTTAGAGGTTCGCAACCAGAATCTGGCGCCATTGATAGTCGAAGGCGGCAGTGTATTTAAGAAGCAGTCTTTTTTCCTTGGGTCCCTCGTTGTAGGCGACCATTTTGGCGAGAAAGAAGGACAAATTGTCTATCGCAATGGCGAGTTTATGGGCTATAATGGTGCACAGTGGCGCAGTTTTACGCGAGAAAATCTGTGGATGGAGGGCGGTGAAGGCGTGATTACTACGGAGGGGAGGCGGATTGGGATAAATAAAATTAATCCGAAGAAAACACTGGAAGTCGGTGGGGATGCTGTTATTGACAAGAAGCTGCATATTGGCGACATTCTGAGTTGCAATAATGGAATCGTATTGGCAGAGAATCAGACGAAGAAGAGGTCCGGTATGATCCGCTTTTGGGAGAACCGTTTTGAGGGCTTTGATGGCGAAAATTGGGTAGAATTCGGCGGAGGCAGACAAGAAGCCCCTGCACCTCTAATTCCAGATATAGATTTGGGGAGTATTCAAGCAATTGGGCTCCTCAATTGTCCCCTGAGTTTTATACAGGGGGGCTCCAATCGAACACATATTTGGTTCGATTGGGAAAAAGAATGCTACCATATGGGACGCTTATTGGATGGAAATATGGAATTGGTAAAGCGTGATAATCTTCATATTCGAGAATTGAGTCTCGACGGCGATATTATAATGAATGGAAAGTCCACGATTCGCAATGTTGCGGACCCACAAAATGGTGATGAAGTGGCAACAAAGCGATATGTGGATACAATTAGCCAGGGGCTGCAAAATTACATGTTTGTGCGATTTCTATTATTCGAAGAAGATATAGAATTGGGAGAAAACCAGACAACAATCCGTCTCCGACGAGATGTCGGCGATATTAGTAAATTCCCCGGCGCAATTATTGGCGTTATTTTGAAAACAGGGGCGAATTTGTTAGAGGTCATAGAAGTCCAAGAAGCCTCCATACTTCGCCTGAAATATCTGCAAGAAATACAGACCCCAGCGAAATTGTGTGTGCAAGAGGGGCGCTATGGAAATAGTGAATATTTCGTGTTCGACAAAAATGATGAAATTGGATATTTGCAGGTGAATGGGATAGAAAATTTGGAATATGAAGGTTGTATCCAGCGGAAAGGGAAAAAAGTAGAATTATCCGTCGCATCTATCTTCCAATCGAGCCCGGAATTGGACATCAAAGAGGGCGCCATTGGAGCAAAATACCTAGGAAATTGGATCATTGGTGGAAATCATTTGTCTGAAGGCTGCGTCTGCTCTAAAAAACTAGCGAATGAAGCCATTGAAAACCGGCATTTAGGCAAGGCAGTCATTAACGGCTCCAATATAGAGGAAAAAACGATTAATGCTAAACATTTGAAAGAGGGCTGCATTAAAACAAGCCATATGGGTGCAGGAATTATTACGGACCATGAATTATCCAGTGAATGCATCCATATGACGCACCTTAAACCCGCTATTATTTTACAGAAGCATTTGACAAAGAATAGCATTGGAGGGGATAATCTTATGGATGGGATAATTGAAAAACGGCACTTATTGGATAAAATCATTCTGACGTCGCACCTGAATGACGAAATTATTTTATCCAATCACATCGCGAATGGGCAAATCATGGAGCGCCATTTAACATCCGGTATTATTCAAGAATCCCATATCCAACATGCTCAAATCATGGGCGCCCATATTCGAGAAAGAGAGATAACAGGGGCGCACATTGCGGTTGGAAGTATTGATGGGTTATTAATTAAAGAGGAATCTATTGGAGCGGGTAATATAAAAGAACAGAGTATTTTACCGCGGCATTTGACGCGCGGCTGCATTAGAGACTGGAATATTGGCGATGGGCAAATCAAGGGTCGTCATTTTGAAGAAGGCTCAGTTGATGGGGGGAAATTAGCCAATGGGGCTATTGCGGACCATCATATTCAGCCTCAGGCGGTAGGATCAGAACATATAAAAAAAGGCGTGATTCAGGGGGGGCATTTAGCATTGAACAGTATTGATGATAAGCATATTTCGAATGCAACTATTAAAACTACAAAGCTAATGGATGGGGCGGTTACTGAGACTAAATTGGGAGAAAGTAGTGTAACTACTAATAAAATAAAAGACAAAACGATCACAAACGACAAGCTGAAGCTGCCATTTTTAAAAATAGAAACGGATGCAATGTTTATCGCGCCTAAGATTGTTAATTTAGGCGAAACACTGCAGATTGGGCTAAATCAGAATTATATGATTCCTAGAAAAAGGGATGGAGTTGTGGAATTCATGGGGGCAGTTCGGTTTGGAGAAGAGGGCAGTGGGCAGACAATGGAGGTGCACATGGAATTGGATGTTCGGGGGAAGATGCGAGTGGGGGGAGAGAACCTATTTTTTCCGGGGGAAATCCGGGCAGTCGCTAGGGGTGTGAAAATGGACGAGAAGCGATGGCTACTCTGTGACGGGAAGAGGGTGAAAAGGAGCCAATATTACGAGCTTTATCAGGTAATGGATGAAAAAAAAGAGGATGGTGATGATTTTTATTTACCGGATGTGAAGCATGAGGCGATGGAATATTATATTAGGTGTTCTTAATAACGGAGTTAGCGACCTTTGGAATAATTCTTGTATAAGACTGATTAACGGCTTGTGCTGCCATGCTACATACAAGAACAAAAATCAATAAATAAATAATAGTATTACTCTTTTTCTTCTTTTCTTCTTTCTTTGGATTTGAGCTAGAACACCGACCAGATAGGTTTAAAATCCACATCATAATTGAAAAAATCATAAAAATAAGAAATCCAACTAAGGCTAAAAAATAATATTTTGCTATAATTGTATCAGGTTGTTTCATATTTAGATATATATTATAAAAAAAATTTGGGTTTAAAAAAATTATACCATAAATAAATATATTATAATGGCGGAACAAATTGACGACGATAATACGGTGCATGGGGTAGAAGATAATAGTGAACTACTTAAGATTAGTGAACTAACAGTCCAATCACAGACGATCCTAATTTCTATGTATAATTTGCGAGTAAATATAAAGAATATTGAGACGAATTTTCGCAATTATGAGCGAGAATCGATTAAATTTATTCGTCAACTGCGGAAGAATCAGAAGTCCCGTGGGACATTAAAAAAGGTAGAAGACAAGAAAGAGAGGGAGCCATCTGGGTTCGCCAAGAAGTCGAAAATAAAGCGCGAATTAGTGGAGTTCTTGAAGAACCCGGAAATTATCGCAATTACAAATGAAATTGTTCTGGAAGAGGACGCCAAAGAAGAATCCAAATTTCAGAAATTGGATGATGATAATATGATCAATCGACCATCAACTACAAAGATTATCAATAGGTATGTTAAGGATAAAGGGCTACAGAATGTGACGAACAAACAATTTTTCATCCCGGACGATAAATTGAAGAAGATATTGGCGCCATTAGAGACGCTAGACAAGAAGAATGGGGGCTATCGGTATTTCAATTTGCAGAAGTACATAAAGCACTTGTTTGTTTGAGAGGTTACAGGCTATGCATGAATATTGGAATCAAATATTTCTTCTCAATATTCGCCCGCAGGAATTTCTCCAATTCCTCCAATCTGAAATTCTTTTTCACAATGGACGCTGAAATGCGCGCCATTGTTTCCCCCGAAAGTTCTTTGCCGAAAAGTTCCCGGGCTTTATGGATTTGCTCCAAATTAATCTCGTATTCCGTATTCTTGGCAACTTCCTCAATTGAGCCCCATTGGAGAATAAGCTGCAATGATTTGCCGCAATTCATATTCCGTATTTTGGTCGTATAATCACAGCCACAGAGAATACAAATATCCACGAATTTCTGCATTTGGACACCCAAGCTCATGAGTATTTCATCCATATCATATAATTCACATTTCTCTTCTTTTATACAGAAATTCTTCAAAACCCTTTTCGCCCCGAACGCCAATACATCTGAATCGTCTGACAGAATATAATCTATTTTATTGGCGGCACTTAATTTTGCCAATATAAAATCAGCTTCTTCATTTTCGCGGATGACTGGAATCCCCAGCAATTCAAAAAAATACAGAATATCTTGCACCAGTTTCTGCGAGAAAACAACACAACGCCGCTCAAATTTTGTAATTTCTGCATTAATCCTTGAGTTCGTATTTGGGCTATTATTTTCAGATTGGCGTTCTAATAAGTTCGCGATATTTTCATACATTTTCTGCCTTTTTTGAGCCCTTTTATCCAGAGTGGACCGTTTTTCCAGGGGAGCTTCTCCGTCAATAACGTAAACGGGTAATATTTTATGGCGGAAAAACATGTGGATCTGGCGCAAAAAACATTCAATTGGATTATTTTTATTATAAACAAATCGGTAAAGAAATAATGAAAAATCGACGCCGATTATTGACCCCCGCAATTTATCAAATGTCGTCTTTTTCATTGATTCTTTTATTACTGAATTTAAATTTTTTATTCCCATTTTATAATAATCGGAATAAAAATCCATTTTTCGTGATAATTATATAGCTAATATCATCTTCTTTCCTACAGGACTCTCCATGTGCCGCATTATTTCCCGAGCAAACATCTCATTCTTTATAATATCCAAAAGAACATATTGATAATATACTCCAATTCTTCCAACAAATCCAATCTTCAGGAAATCTTCTAAACATTCCAAGCGGGATGTGCGTTTCTTCGTTTTACTCTTGCATTTCGTTAAAAGGCTCCATAGAAGCCCCGTTCGCAAAATAATATAACTAAATGCTGCAGCTTCTTGGCGGTAATCCTCCAAATGGAAGAGGTCCTTTATAGAATGAATGCCGTTTACTTTTAGTAACCGTGCACAGTTCTGGAGTGAATGCTCCAAATCTTTCAGTAACAAGCCCCGCAAAAGTTTGCGGTTTTGTACAATCGTAGCCTTGGGTGATAATTTAAGAATATTATATAAATAAACAGCACATAATTCGGTATATGCCTCATTAATATTTAAACGATTAAACCCATTCTTTTCCAACGCGCTTAATTCAGGGATAACTTTTTGATTAATAATATCTAGGTCATAATGCACACTATGGAGTGCTTCATGTATAAGTACCTTCTCAATGTCATCTTTACGCCACATATAAATATCCCCGTCATAATTGTCAGTGTGAATATGAGTGGATGCGCTATTCATTTCGTGGATGCCCATATTTTTCACAAATTTTTTAGATTCAGCGATTGGAAAGATGTATATATATGGAGATGTATTAAACTGCATTGGAGGATTAGATGGAAGTTTGGTTCGCAAATAAACAACGAAAAAATAATATCGAATAAGTTTTTGAATTTTCGGTTTCGACAAATTGGAAATAAAATGGAAATATGCAATACCTTGATTTTCTAGCTCAATCGGAACAATATAATCATGAACACGTCCTGTTTTAATAACTTGCTCCAATTTTTTACCAAGAGCCGGTGATAAAAAAGGGGATGATAAATATCGCTGAATAATGGACCTCTTTTTATTCTCATCTGTAATAGGTTCATATGATACTATTTTAAAATTCTTACAAAAATTTTTATATAAATCTAACATATTATTATTAAACTATAGATAATATTTTATCAATATTCAGTTCAATCTTTTCAAATTCTAATGCTCCTTCTGATTCTGATTCTGCTGGCTTCCAGCCTTTGAGTACTTCATGAGAGTCCAATAAAAATAGATAGACATGTAAATTGGGCGCCTGATATAAATAAATGCCGTATTCACTTTGAATATGAAATATCCAATTATAAACTCGGATATACTCCAATCCTTTCGTCTTCTTCAGGGAAATTGGAATAAATAAATTTCTGGAATAGGGATTGTATTTTATGACATTGTTATAGATTTGTATTCGAACAATGAGGTCTCCGGGCTCCTTATATTTATAATGAGTGTGCCCTTGATTGGGAAAATTATAAACTAATTTCTCTAAATCGGACTCCAAATGGAATGTCATTTTATCCTCCAATTGCTCGAATGTTTTGGAATCTTTTGTTTTATTATATCGCGAAATCTTAATCTTTTTCGCTTTCGCCCCTAAAATGTCCTCTACTGCTACCATAATTTTCTTCTCGATATTCTCATACTTTGCATATGATTTTATTATTTTCGTCTCTATTTTGGGCTGAGATTGGCGTGGAGGGTGCTGCAAAACATCCGACAATTTGGTCTTTGTTTGCTGTAGAATATCAAAAAAATTAATGTTTTTCGACATATCAGGAAGTTTATCCATATTTGGCATCGCTGCAAAACTATGGATGGAAAACTTAATATCTGCACCCCCCAATAGATCATCAAATGATCCCATAAAAGGATTATTCCCCTGAGAAGAGAAGAACCCATTAATAAATGAGTCCATGTCTGTATTCTGGAAGAATTGATTAAATATAGAAAAAGGGTCAATGTGACTCATTCCATCAGGGACGCCCAATTCATAATTCCGGCGCTTAACTGGATCTGATAAGATGGCATATGCACCCGCAATTGACTTGAACTTTTCTTCTGCCCCTGGCTCCTTATTTTTATCTGGGTGATACTTAATAGCGAGTTTATGGTAAGCCTTTTTTATTTCATCTTCGGATGATGTGCGGCTAACTCCCAAAATTTCATAGTGATTCATTATATTCAAATAACAAAAATTTTTTAAGCTTTTGCCGCCGAATGATAAATATTCATGCAATTATAAATAAATGCCTCCAAATGGATGACCTGTTTATTCCCCTTGCTACTTGTTGTGCCATATAAGCACGCTTTTTTTAGAATAAGTCGCTTCTTTTCATCACTTATATTGGAATCATTAGCTATGAATTCAATGAAAACATATACAATTTCGTCATAAGTAAAATGATATACATACAAATCATATAAAATAGTACGTAATTCTTCAATAAATGTGTCAGATATTTTACTCTTCTGGGTGATTTTTTGGTAAATATCCCAAATAAAATTCTTTAGAGGATTCTTATATTCTAATTCTCGCTTAAAATTAGACATAATCCCAATATATTTTAGAAATGAATTAAAATTAAAGTCATTTAGTCCCAATTTTAGTTCATTCAGAATATTATTGTGGTCAAGATTGGGATAATAAGTTTCGAAAAAATGGGTGTAAAATTGTTTGTCTGGATTTATGATATTAATTTCATTAAGAGTGGATAATATTGATTTGTCTATTTTATTGGAATTTGAAGAAATACAAATAAAATTGGCATGGTCTTCATTTTTCTTTACAACGTAATGCAAAGAATCGAATGCAATGACGCCCAATTTATCAATATTCCAGACAATAATATTTTTCTTATTGCCAGTTATAATATTTGGAGCATTGCTAATTTCTTCGATATATTCACCCACAATATTACGGTCATTTATACCATATTCTGCTGGATTGACTTCTATATGATTTTTTGACATTTTCACGTTGAACGATATATTTTTGTTGTTAAGTAATTTATGTTCATAATTGGATGTAATTGATTTTTCATTTGGAAATATATAATTCATTACTTTTTCTATGAACAAATTGGATAAATAGGAATTCTGACATGTTATAAGAATTGGAGAGTAATTTTTTGTTTTTGTAGATTCGGTGTTCATAATAACAAACTTTTCAAACACATTACGTAGGAGTTTTTCATAAAAATATTCTTTGATTTGATCCGAAATTGTTATTTCCATTAGTCTAATATATTTAGTGTGAATATTTTTAAGTTGATTTTCCACAGTATTTTTCTATAAATAAATTATATAATTTCATCTGATATTTTTTAGTGTTTATTTTATTGATATGTTCTTGATTTTCTAGATAATTTGGATTAGAATTTTGGTCACTTATGACATTTATTTTTGTATATAATTTGCGCAAATTATTGGAAAGAATGGATTTAAGATTAGTTCCATTGTCTTCTATCCATTCATCGCTATTCCAGAAATAGCAGTCATTTTTTTTGTCTCTTTTAAGTGGATAATCATCTTTGGAAATATCGTCAAAATAATATTTGCCGAGTAATTCACAATCTGACTCAACTTCTTTATATGATAAATATCGCTCAACTATCATTGGGTCCATTTGGATTTTTTCATTTTTAATTGAGCGACTAGGATTAATATTTTTATAAACTATAAGAGCCATTCTTCTGTCTTGATTGGCGGCAGATTCTAAGTTTAATTCCACTGATTTTTCTTGGGGAAGAGAAGATACTTTGCACAGAGCTTCTTCTAGGTTGGTAATACGGTCATGCATAGAATTAATTTGAGCTAAAAGTAGCTCAGTTGTTATACGGGAATGTTTATAATCAATCGAAATTATTTTTTTTATGCAGTCATTTGTGCGAATATGTTTATCAAAATATGATTTTTTATAATAGAATTTATTGCATTTTGGACAAAACATATCTAATAGAATTGAATATTTTTTATACTTAAAAAAAACCTAATAAGTTATATAAAATGGATAAAAATTGGAATCGAGGAGGAGGAAACAGAGGCGGAGGTGGAAACGGAGAAAAGATGTATAAACAGCATTATACAGGAGGAAATGGCTATAGCCAGAATAATCATTATCATAGGAAGAATGATTTTAGTGGTCAAGAATTTTATAGTAAAACTGCTAAACCAATTGTCCAGCCATTAAAAAAAGAATCACTACAAGTTGCATTATTCGAAGATGAATTAATGGATATAAATTTCTCATGGATAAAGAATACTTAAGAATATGCGTCTTCTTATTTCTAATTTTTTATTTGAAATATCATAGATGTCATATGATATTTCAAAAATTATTTATGTAAAGGAAGACCCTGTTGACGCAGATAATATTGCAACTTTTGTAATTGATACAAATAATTGGAAACAGCCACAAACAGATGAAGATATTATTAGAATAACTACATTTATTGCGAATATAGCGACTCAAACATTATTAAAATCCCAGAAGCATGGTGGTAATAAATTCGATGTAGTAGTGTATATGGAGAACTTCAAATTCGGAAATATAAACTACAAATTTGTGAAGTATTTAGCAGATATACTGAAATCACTTTTCCCGGAGAAATTAAGGAAAGCAACTATAATTGACCCACCTAAAATTTTCATAACAAGCTATGAAATTATTAAAACTTTTTTAGACGAACCAACACGTAAAAAAGTTGAGCTCATATCTATGAAAGATAATGTATTAATAGAAAACTAGTTTCCAATCCACCAAGTTTGATCTAAATTCTGAGATGCTGAACAAGGAGCTAATTTTAACTGAGATACATTCCCATTATTGGAGTCCTTTTTCTCAGTTAAATTATCTAAATCATAACTATTATTAGAATTACTTGTATTCCTAGAAAAATTGTCAACACTAATACAATAATTCTGTTTATCAGCGGAAGATAGCTGCATATTAGGTCCCCAATTAAATTTCTGATTTAATGGAACTGGATTTTTACATGTATCACTATAAATTGACCCTAAATTATCGGTTGTCATGCAGTTTCCAGTAAATTTATTGACAACTGAAACAGTTCCATCAGGATTATTTTGCATTGTCCAATATTGAATTGGGGTATACCGTCTATTATCTAAATAAATAATAGAATATGGACTAGTTCCAGTCGTAGGAGTCGCTACCTTCTTTTGACCAACACATAGTAATGGACCCGCTCCGGCGTGAACGCCTCCTGTAGGACCAGGAGGACCCTGAATTCCGGGGGGACCTTGATCACCACGCTTCATATTTGTCGCTGCAATTTGACTGGATGATTGAGATTGTTGATTGAGTTGCTGATTTTTTTTGTCCTGATCAGCAATTTTACTATCCATACTATCCAATGTTCCTTGATTTTTAATTTGCAAACTAAATCCAACAAGACCTAAAATAGCCATTATAAATATTACTCCAAGAAATATAATAAGTCCCCAATTAGTAGTTTTTGGTAAATTTTTTGGTAAAAGTGGAGCATTCATATTATAAGTAATATAGAAAAAAATGAATTTTTATTCCCCAAAATTTAAAGATTACAAAAACAATTGGAACAATGAAGAAAACCATTACTAAGAAGAAGACAGATGCTGTTATCATCACGGAAATAGATGAATCAATTGATAAAATTGGGGATCAAATTGAAAAAATAGCGGTTACACCCGCATTTATAGATTTTCCCCAAAAATTAATAGAAATGGAAGATAAAAAGGTTCCTACAGATGATGATGAAATTTTGTGCGATTTCGAGCCCCATGACGCAGAAAAAGAATATAAAGATTTGGTCTATTATCACGACCTTTTGTCCGGGCTTGTCCAATATTTAAAGTGTGTAAACCGTCTGAAAATGAGTGATGCTCAACAATACAAAATAAACTGTTTAATTGCAAGATTATATGAAAAAATGGTTATATATCAAAAACATATCGATTTAGCACCGACAAATCCGGTGAATGCAGACTTAGACGAGGCACATAAGGAAAAATTGCGCATTATTGGCACAATGATTAATAAATTGCGCGATATTACGGCGAAAATGAGGACCAAAAAATCTTTCCTGAAGAAGGATTTATTGCCAATATTGAATCATTCGAAGTTTCTTTTTAATGAGATTATTGAGTATATACATTCACCATAAAGAATTTTAAGATAGCTTTTAAGCTAGCTAAATTATTATAAAAAATATAGTAAGTTATTCAAACTATTCTAGCTGAATAGTTTGAATAATAATCTTTTCTTTCTTTTATTTTATTTATATATTATTGGGATATTAATTAAGATTTTGTTGTTGTTGTTGTATTTGTTCTTGTATTGTAAATGATGTATAGTTTGGTTTGTTACTCCAATTTGTTCTATGTAGTATAGCTGATCCTTGATCAGAAGTAGGACCCCATTCTTTCAATCTTTTTAAAATTTCTGCACTTTTTTGTCTTTCATTTTCTGCTTCTTTAGCTCTTCTTTGAATACGTTGTTCTTCGTATAATTTTTGTGTAATTCGATTTTTATTGGCTTTATTTTGTGGTATAACTTGTTTTTTATTTTCTATCTTAGGAGAAGAAGGCGAAAAATCCGGTCTTAATTCTTCTAATATTTTTTTTAACCAATTATCAATCATCCTAAATTTTAAATCATCATTTTGTATTTCATTAATAAATTTTCTTATTCTCACAATTAATTCTAAAAATTTTAATTCATTGAAATAATATTGAAATTTTTTCAGTTCAAATCCCCATAATTCATTAATTATTTCAGAAAATTTAAATAAATCGGGTAATTGTCTGTATTCTTCTTTTTTATAATAAATATCAGATGTATTATCATCAAAATATTTAACTATTATATTTTTTATTTTTTCATCATAAATTATTGTTATTTTTCGATCATTATAACTTAATACAATACATTTTTTAAAAGGATTTGTAAAACTAAATTTTTCTCCTCTTCCACAATTACCTAAACTAATTACAATATTATCTGTAGCTTCTCCACCTTTCATTCCTCCTTTTTTGATAATTGATTTCTTTTTTGTAACAACTTTATAAAATTTTATTCCGCTACCTTTTAATTTAATAGGTTCTTTAAGTCTCTCAATATATCCAATATAAGGACCATAAACCTTTTTTTTAGAGCCTTGTGTAATCTCTCTTAAACAAAACTCAACCTTTTTGCTTTTATTAGAAGCGCAAAGTTTACTAACTGCTTTTTTCGCAGCGGAAGACGGTTTTGAAGAAATATATAAACCATGCTCCTTAGAACCAATAACAACCGTAAAATGTCTTTTATCCATAAATAAATATAATATTATTTTTTAACTCGAGCAACTCTCACATTGGACCGCCTTGGGCTCAATCGTGAATTGCTGTGCTTGCACCTTTGGACGAGAGCGTATATAATAGGCTCCCGTTTTCAGTCCCCGCCGCCATCCATAAATAAGGGAGCTCCCCAGTGTCGTATTCTTCGGCTCCTCAAAGAATAAATTGCATGATATAACAGCAAAAATGATGACCAAAAAATCTTTCATGTCCAATATTGAGTACATACATTCACAAATATTATGACTCTGTATTTTTTATAAACACTACAATTTATCAAAAAAAAAATTGATGGGTTTATTATGAAAAAATAGGCTTAAGCTTAAGTGTGTACACAAAAGATGAACAACCCAGATTGGGTGCCTTTTGGGCGTATTCCTGTTGATGGAATGGACAAAAACCGTAGTGCTGACTTTCGGTTGATCTTTGATTGGTTGAATGAACAAGTCAAACTTCTTTCCAAAACAAAAAGCAAACGGTTTGAATATTACTGTAATCGCTGTGACTATCTGTGTATTTTCACTCATTTCAAAGAATTTTTTAATGGATTGACACCAGAAAATTTTGAGGAAGATCCCGCATTAGCATCTCGTGTGCTTGATGTGGGGCGTTCGATGCTTTGGATTTTTTTTCCTCGCAATATAAGCAAAGAAGATTATGAAAGGAAAATCAGAGGGGATGGAATCCCCAACCCAGTTGTTCATGAACTTCTTGGGATGTGGAACCATTATCCAGCTGAGCAGATTTTTGATCTTGAACAAAACTTCAAAATCAATTTCAGAGACATGTTAGAGGGTGTTGGCTATAGGTTTGATGATGAATCTTTGGAGATTCTTAGGAGTAATCCAAACATGATGCCATTTTTGTATCAACATTGTGATGTTTGTGGAGTCAGGATATCTGAAGAAGTGAACCCTGACACTACTCGCAAATGCGATGCTTGCAAAGGAACAAGTTTGACTGTTCCCAGTCCTTCAAGTGCTCCAAGCTCTGATTCGGTCTCTCTTACAAGAGGGTTTGAATTGTGCAAAGACACGAGTTTGACTGCTTCCGGTCCTTCAAGTGCTCCAACCTCTGATTCAATCTCACTCGCAACTCAAATTGAATCATGCAAAATATCTGTTGGTGATAGAGCCATTGAAATTGCACAGCTTTTGATGAGTGATGGAGTTTTCAATTTGTCAGATTTGAGGCGTTTGAAGCATTTGAATGAACAAGAATTTTCTTCAACAATTGCGAAGTTAAAGCTCAACACTCTGCAAGTTCAAAGACTTTTAGATGCTATTTCAAGCCTATAATATCCGCCGCTTCTTAGCTTGAGCAACTTTCGCAAATTATAATATTTTCCCCAGATTGGACCGACTTAGACTTGAATATTTAGACAAGTATGCTAGATTTATATACTATATACCTAGATAGAAACAATATTTTTATAGTGTTATATAATATAATAATGAATGAAAAAATTATTGCAATCATTATTGCATTTATTATTTTATTGATTGGAATAATTGCAGCTTTTATAACTCCGGAAAATATTAATCTTAAAAAATTTCATACTTCAATTTCAGTCATATTTATACTTATAATAATTCTTGGTATTCCTGTGCATTTTCAAAGATTAATTGACAAATCTTCCTATAATTTTATAACATGGTTACACTTTCTAATTTTTAGTTATTTACTATATATAAGTATTTTAGCATTTAAAAGATGGAATATTCCAAAAAAAAATAATGACTCTTTTGATAATGAATCAAAGGAATTTATTGTTTATTACAAAAATAATAAATATGATATAACGGATTTTATACCAAAACATCCAGGAGGTTCTATTATAAATAATGCAAAAAATAAAAATTTAGATGAAGTATGGGATAAGTATAATGTAAGTTGGCATAAAACAAATCCAAAAGTTCAAAATATACTAGAAAAATATAAAATAAATTAACTCGAGCAACTCTCGCATTGGACCACCTTGGGCTCAATCGTGAATTGCTGGGATTGAACCTTTGGACGAGAGCGTATATAATAGGCTCCCGTTTTCAGTCCCCGGCCCTTCCTTATTTTTCAGAACTTTGTTTCTTTCCACAATTTAAACATTTCTAAATAATTCTTCTCGCTGTTGGGAGGTTCCAAATTCTTTCGGTTCACCCATAAATAATTTACTAATAGCAATACTACCTCGACCATTCATTTCATTAATATTTTTAAGTATTCGAATAAACACTAATAAATCTTTTTTATTATCTAATAAAAATTTTAATAATTTAAATGTATCTTGAAAATTCATAAAATATTCTAATAATGTAGTTATAAATTGTTTATCCATAATACTCATATCTCGTATAGATAATAATTTTTTTAATACATCAAATTCTCCTTTAAGAAAATATTCATTCAATAAGAACATAAATAAACCTTTTTTTCTTGATTGAAAATTAAATGGGTAAGCTTCAAAGGCATAGCTAGCAATTATACGACTAAATTCTTCTTCATTATAATTAGTATTAAATAAAATTTCAATAATTTTATCTATTCCAATTTTATCTATATAGTCTTTCATAGAATTAAGTCCAATTAAACATATAATAAATTTATATTTATTCTCTTGAAAAGTATCGATTGCATTAATCATTCCTCTTATAAAAATATGCGGATAATATTTTGGCGGCATTATATATTTTTCTTTATTATTAATGCCATATAAAATCGTCAATTCTTTTAATTTATTTTCCTCTTCTTGACTTAATTCGGAAACACTACGTTTTAATAGTAATTGTTTTATAGGATGACGTTCAATAACACCAATATTTTTTAAAGATTCTATTGACCATAAATTATTTAAAATTTCATTCCTATTAAAAATCGCATTTAATACTTCTCGATACTCTTTCCTGTCAATTAAATTATTTCTTGTATATTCGCTTATTATTTGTATTTCTTCACCCCCCCTCATTTTTTTAGCAGTCTTTATTTTAGCACTTTTCCTATTTTTTAAATGAGCTTTTATCTCATAGCGAATTATGCGCCCTTTCAATTCAATCGGATTTTTCAGTTTCATCATTTCTCCTAAATATGGACCATATGTCTTCTTTTTAGAACCTTGTGTAATCTCTCTTAAACAAAACTCAACCTTTTTGCTTTTATTAGAAGCGCAAAGTTTACTAACTGCTTTTTTCGCAGCGGAAGACGGTTTTGAAGAAATATATAAACCAT